CGGTGGGCAACACGATCTCGCGGATCCAGGCGCTGGCGCCCCGGCACTTGGCCTCGGTGATGTCGGCCCACACGACGTTCATGCCGCCGTTGGCCGCCTGCAGTTGCGCCAGGGCGGCGGGGCTGTAGACCCCACGCCGGGCCCGCAGGCACTCCAGCAGCTTCAGGTCGATCTTGGCCCGCGCCAGCTTCGCGTCAGCCCACGCCTTGCGCACATGGCTGGACAGCACCGACTCGGGCCTCACGTCCAGATCCATGGTCTCGGGCGGCGCCACGGCGTCCCGCTGCATGATCTGCTGCAGTCCCAGGGTGCGGATCAGTGGGTTTGTTTCGGCCATGGTGGCCGTAATGATACCCGCGTCAACGGCTCCAGACCACCGTGCGCCGCTTCACCGGTCGGACCTTGGCAGAAACCAGCTTCCGTGCCGTAAGTTCGGGCACTAGCGAAATCGCTAGGCTGTCTGCCCTATCGGGTGATTTTCCGCCGTTTTTCTTCGCATCCTTCTTGCTCTGCAGTTGTATGCGGAAACGGTTGTCGGTGGCGTAATCAAGGCTCGTCAGTTCGTTGGCGAGGTTGTCGTCATCCGGGATCTGGCCGTGTTCCAGCCATTCCCGCATCTTGCCCCACGCTTCGCTGCGCAAGTTCGCGTATTGCTTGTCGTCCCCGGCCGGGATCCCCCACTGCACCGGCACGAGTGGCGGCAAGCCCTGCATCCGGTGCAGTACGCCGTCCAGCTCGGCGCCGTTGCCGATGGCGTCGTAGGCGATGCACGAGACCCCGCCCTCTTTGCGCACCAGCTCGAAGACGCGACCCGCGAGGTCGAAGCCGTCGAAGCCCTGCAGCGTCACTTGGTAGTGGACCTTCAGGCCCTGCCGCAGCGTGATGACGGAGGCATCGTCGCCGAACCGTGCCGGATCGACCGACAGCACCTTCGGGTGCGAAATGTAGTCGCGCTCGTTCAGTCGGCGCCGGCGGGCGTTGAAGACCAGTTCCGGGCTGATGAAGTTGGCGAAGCCAGCTCGCGGGAACATCCCCCGGACGTGGACCCGCACGAAGTCCGAGTCCTCGCCGTACTCGTCCACCCAGGACTGGATCTCAGCCTTGTTCGAGAAACTCACGTCCCGGTTGTCCACGCGGGTGACGTGGTTGCGGCCGGGTTTCGTGCAGTTCTGGAAGAACTGCCCTGACGTGCGTGTCGGGTTGCCGTAGCGCAGCCAGATGATCTGCGTGTCGGCGTCCGTCAGCACGCCCCGCGTACCCTCCCACACCGGATCGGCGATGCCGCTGGCCTCGTCGAACAGGATCAGCAGCCGGCTGCCGTTGTTGTGGAGGCCGTTGAAGGCTTCGACGTTGTTCTCGGACCAAGGGATGGCGTCGATCCGCCACGACTTCTCCCGTTCGGGGTCGTTGGCGATGAAGATGCTCGTCGCCGTCAGCTTGAAGAAGTGCTTGGCGATGAACATCGAGTACCACTTGCTGAGTTCCGCCCACGTTTTCGTGCGCAGTTGTCCCTCAGTTGTGGCGGTGACGACGCCCCGGGTGTTGGAGTGCGTGCTGACGGCCCAAAGCACCCACCACGAGGTAAGGGCACTTTTTCCGACGCCTCGGCCTGCGGTTACGTCCTCTTGCACGACGCATCCCGCAGCGCCGCCTTCACGCACCTTGGCACCGACCCGGGCAAGCTGATCGATCTGCCACTGCTCCGGACCGGCCTTCTTCTCCAGCGGCGTCCCCGGCTCGCCCCACGGGAAGGCCCACATGACGAAGCCCAGGGGGTCGTCGTGGTAGGAGGCAAGCTGGTTCAGCAGCGCGCCTACGGCGCTGCCTGAGATCGCGTCAGCCATGCGGGGGTGCCATTCTCCTGGCGAATTCCGCCATCAGTTCCTGCGCGATCGCCTGGATGGCGTACGCCTCTTGCTCGCGCCCGGGGTTGTGCTCGCCGATGTCGTCGGCGTACTGCTGCCAGATGTGCACGGCCTCGTGGACCAGCAGGCCGGCCACCTCGATCGGGTCGCGGCCTTGCCAGTCGTCCAGGCACACGATGCAGGTCTGCCCGCCCTTCGGTGGGATGAGGGTGTGCACAGTGGCCTGCTTGCCAGGCAGCACCCACGGCAGGGTGCCCGGGTACTTGATGTGCCTCAGTGCGGCGTGCAGCTCGTGCTCGTGCAGGCACAACGTGAGGTAGGGGCCTGGCGCGGCGATGTGCCGGTCGAGCCATCGGGTGCGCGCGGTCACGGCGTCAGTACACGCCGTTGCCGCACGATCCGGTGCTGGTCAATAGAGGTCATGGTCGTCCTCGTCAGGGGGTGGGTCGGACTGTACCACCCGTTGCAGCGGCCGGGATTCCACGTCCTCGGCCGCGGTCATGCGCCGCTTGGCCGCGTCCAGCCGGCTGGCGAGCGCCCCGGCCAGTGCGTTGACCCCGTCTTGGGCGTCGTCCCCGATGAGCTTCGTGTGCCGGGCGAACATGTTGAGCGCCGCCATCTTGTCGTACCGCTTGATCTTCAGGACGCGGGTCTCGGTTCGCTCCTGCGGAGCGTCCTCATCCTCGGTGGCGCGGGCCTTCTTGACCTCCACCTCAATGGACGAGATCCCGGCCGCTGTGTCGTCGTCGATGTCCGAGATGTCCTTGAGGGTCCCGTCGCTGTTGAACAGGCCCCGGATATCGCCGAATGCGACCCGTGCGATCTCGCGCTTGACCGTCTCCGGCGTCACGATGTGGCTCAGGGCGTCGTTGTACGGCCCCAGCAGCTCGCTGATGGCATCTTTGACCGGCTTGCTGTCGGCCAGGTTCCGTACGAAGGTGGGTGAAGGGCGTACAAACCCCGCGGCTTCGGCCGCTTTCATGGCGTTGAAGCCGTTTCGCACGAAATGCTGCGCAAAAAGCTTCACCAAACCGGGCTGTTTGATGACCGCAGACGTATTTGCCTGCGGCGCAAGCACCGGAAGGCCCTTCGGCGGGACTTTTCGGGGGTCTGGGGCGAATTCCATAAAATTTCTCTGCAAAATTTTTGGGGGTGTGGGAAATCGCGGTTTTTGGTGCAAAAAATCGAATTTTTGGTGCAAAAAATCGAATTTTTGGTGCAAAAAATCGAATTTTTCGTTATGTGGCTTGCGGGGGAGAGGCCCCCGCACCGGGGTACACCCCCTGCGATTCGCGGGCCCTCCCCCGGTCCCCCCACCCCCTGTAAACCGCAGCCAGACCAGCCGCCATCGAAGACCAGTTGGTCCGATCCGCGTCGTCCCGCAGGCCGCGATCGAGCAGCCCCTGTAGGGCAGCCGTGGCCAGCTCCTGCCCGGACCGCTGGGGGTCTGCCTGCGCCGCCTGGATCGGCGAGCAGCGCCAGGTGAGCTGCTGCTTGTAGCCCGACGGGTAGACGACCAGGGCACCGCCGATGGACGGATGGTCGGGGGCTTCGAGGGTGTGGATCTGTGCCATGTGCGGGAGTGTACTTTAGAGTCCAAACTCTAGGAAAGGGGCCTGCAAAGTGTGCGGAATCACACAGACAGACATCAGGCACTGTGCCATGATTGAGGCACTCACCAACCGGAGCCCGCAAATGGAAATCACCACCAGCTACACCACAGCCAAGGCCACGCACCCGGCCACGCTGAAGACGTGCCGCGCTATCACATTCAAATTCAGCACCGGCCATACCCTGACCCGCTACGAAGGCGGCGAAGAGTTCTATACCCGCGCCAACGGCCGTGCTCTGAACCCCGTCAGCGGGCGCCGCATCGTCGCACAAATGCACGCCACCATCGCGGTCCGCTGACCCATCACCCAACCCCTACGGGCCCTTCCTGGGCCTTCTGGAGACCCTGACATGAGCACCATCAATATTGAAAATATCAACAGCGCCGGAATCACCAGCGAAATGCGCCGCGTTGGCGCGACCACAGCAACTCTTATTGGCAGCGGCGAATGGGAGGATGGCAACCCCAATACCCGTTGCACGTTTTTCGCCATTACCAATCCCGAGAGCGGTTTTGAATTTCGGGTGGCGGACACCAATGGCGACCCGGCATGGGAAGAGGAAGATATCGGGGCGTTTGCTGAGTTGGCTGAATCCTGCGGCGTGGAACTGTGAGCGGCGGCGGTAAGCGCGAAGCCGCGACCCTCGTCTGACCCCCACACCAACCAGCCGGAGCACGACATGTACCACGAAACCACCAAAACCGCTCAGGGAGTCGCGGGCACCAATCGCAACTCCCCGGCAGCCCCGGGCTGCAGGTACGAGGACCCCGCCGGGGGCCATCTGGACGCCCCGTCGGCTGTGGCCGCGGGGTCGATGTACCGCGGGCTGTGGGACTACAGCCGGCAGTCGTGGTCCGCGAACCTGCGTCCCGTCCCGAGCATCGCTGGCCGCTGACAGCCCCCAGGGGCGTGCAAGCGCCCCGACCCAACCCCTACGGGCCCTTCCTGGGCCTTCTGGAGACCCTGACATGACACCCGCTGAACAGTTCTTTTTCGACAACGCTGGCTACAGCTACGACCCCGGGGCCGAGACCCCGGAGCAGGGCCGCACAAGGTGCGCGCAACGCTTGGCGGCGGCCGAGGAAGAGGCCGACCGTTGCGGCTGGTGGGTTGAATGGATTGATGACGGTGAGGAAGACGGCGCGCAGCGTTGGTGTGCGCTGCTGCGCGACAGCGGCAGCGCGGTCCTCGGCTCTCTTGGTGGGATCGACGTGTGTGATGGGCCTTACGCCCGTGTTGTGGCTGCCGAACTGGCCGCTGACGAGCTGCAAGAAAAGGCAGACCGCATTGCGCGTCAAATTTCGCTCATTCGGGCAACGGCTGACGTCCTGCTGACCCCCGAGCAGGAGCAGGTGAAAAAGCTCACAGGTTTCACCATGGACCACCTGCAAGCCCTTCGGCACATCCAGCAGCGTGCGGAACTCTGCAGAAAGGCCCAAAAGTGAACACCCGTATCTTTTTGCGTGTTCTGTGGGCAATTTTTGCCCTCGCCGCGCCGTTTGCGATTTCTCACCCCTTCGGCCTGATCGGGGGGCCTGCTTCTTTTACCGCAAAGGACGGTTTCGGACGAGATTTTGCAAGCTTTGTCTGAAGGAAAGATCAGAGTCAAGTGGGATTGACCCCGGAATGCACCTTCTTATCCACATGCACGCCGATTATCTTTTTTCCCCTAAAGGAAAAAACGTCTGTTATTTA